CTATACACATTTAACATATATTTGATATTTAGCTGTTCCTTTCCATTCCCAATGATCTTCTGTACCTAAAAGTGGATTTCCAGCAACTGTTTCTGATTTACCAGACGCCTCAAGCAAGTGTACATGATGAAATTCAATTTTTGGCCTCACATAATTTTTTAAGCCGTCAATAAAAGTACGTGCATCATCTGTACAACGGTCAAGACAAAAACCCGTAATTCTATCATGACTTTGGCTAGATGGGTAACGCATATAAATATCTAGTGACTTTGTTTCAATCTCATCATCCACATTAGTGAATAGCTGAGGTTCGTTGTTTGGAACGCATTGCATTTTATATCACCTCCAAAATAAATTGATTTGTACACATTTATTATTATGTTTAAAAAATAAGAACTTATTCTATTTTTAATTTCTAATGAATAAAGTAATTTCCTTAATAAATATTAATATACTACAGCCCATCAAAAGTAGTCTTATTCAATTAAAACGCCTTTTCAAAATTTCCCAGCATGAAAAAGAATTATGCCAACTATGATTACTGACTCAATAGTAAATCAGGCTTCACATCAGGTATACAAATTTGTATAAAAAATCACCATTCTAACCAATTATCCAAAGATGGTTTTCCTATAGATTGTGTACGACTCTCACGCTCTGTTAACCAATTGAAGAAAGGTATTGGACGTTCTTTAACAGGAGTTTCTTCTAAAGATGATGATTTATACTGCTTCATATTAGAACGCTCTACAGCCTTGCTATACGCTCCTACAAATATGGCTCTTAATGTGCTTGTAACTGTCAGATCACCTTCTTTAATGTCCATAACAATTTTAAATAGCACGTTCTTAGCTCTTATAAATTCATCCATAGAATTTACTTGTGAAGCTAATACAACCTTGTGCAACTCATCTTTCAAGTTATCTGCTAATGGCAAGCTATTCATGAAGTCAAATAGCATCACCTGGTAATCGTTCATGTATTCCTTATGAGCTTCTTTTTCAGCGTGAGCATTATAATATACTTCTTGTAAATTGCTTGTTTTAAAAAGATTAAAAGAACTAGATGGTTGGTTTTCAGATTGTGGAATACAAACCGCGTCGTTACTAGCTTCATCGACTGTCTCTCGTTGGGACACGCTCGATGGGTCATAAGGCAAAATTCGATAAATACTAGCCCCTTTAATGCCGTTTAATTTAGTGCTTGGTACTTTTTCGATGATGCCCAACTCTGCTAATTTCTTCATTGATCGATAAACTGTCTTTGTACTGATTTCCAATGAAGTAGCAATTGTGGCAGCTTTCAAATGACATACTCCTGGATGCTCTAAACTGTGAGATGCCAGTTTGAATACAATTGCTCGTTCTGATTCTGTTAAGTCGTAATAGTGCGCTGCTATATGATTTTCAACAGACCTATCAATCTCTGCTACTGTATCGAATGTTATGTATTGTGCTAAGTATTCGAATGCCATTTCTTTTCACCTCACTTACCTTTTAAACACATATGACACTATATGTTCCTTATTAGTTACATAATAAAACCTATATATTTAAAAGTCAACAATAAAAAATCCATTTAGATAACATTTTGTAACTAAATGGTTTATTAATGTTCTCTTACGATTTATAATTTAAAAGAGGTGATTAATTTGATGGGAACAAAGATTAAGATGGTATTAGTAAAAAAGGGAATGAATGTTGTACAGTTAGCTGATTTATTAGAAACATCGCCACAAAACCTATATAAAAAATTTAAAAGAGATAATTTTTCAGAAAAAGAACTTCAAGAGATCGCCCATGTACTAGGAATTCAATATGAAGGAATTTTTACATTGGAAGATGGTACTAAAATATAATCTGTTTTTGGAGGACTAACCATGTTTAAAAAACTGATTAGTAAAAAGAAGCGACAACTTAAAAAAGAAGCTAAAAAAGCATTGTATGAAGTTACTGGAGTTAAGCCGATTAAGATTAAGAAACCAAAACCATTATTTAAGAAAAAACGTAAACCAACTTTAAAACGAACAATTAAAAAATTATTCTAAACAGATAACTAAACAAGTTTGTTTGTTTTTTTGTATGTACTTTTTCCTTCAAATTTCCTAGAATGGTAATATAGAGGGAGGAATATAAAAATGAAGAAAAAGTTAATTTTTAGTGCTGCATTAGTATTAAGTCTTGGGCTTGCTGCATGTGGAGAAGAAAAAGCAAAAGAAGAACCACAAAAAGAAGAAACATCAGCGCCAGTATCTACTGACAAAACTAATAAAGAAGAAAAAAGTGAGGATGTTTATTTTAAAGACGGCGAAGCGAAATTAGAGGATTTAAAAATAAAAATCACAGAAACTAAAGTTATTCAAGTCGGTGAAAAAGGTAACGAGTATGGTGAAAAACCTGTGTTCGCAATCTGGTATGAAACAACAAACCTAAGTGATAAAGAAATCGACCCTATAACAGCTTGGGCTGCTGTATTCACTGCAATTCAAGATAATAATCCAAACAGTGTAAACAAGTTATCGGTAGGTATGTCTCCTGACGATAGATTTCTAGAAACTCAATTAGAAACTATTAAAAAGGGTGGTACTGTACCAGATGCTATCGCTTACGAGTTAGATGATCTTGAAACTCCAGTTACATTAGTAGCTACACAAGGAATTGCTGGTAAAGAATTAGGTAAACAAGATTATCAAATTAAACAATAAAGAAATTTAGTCACTCAATCGAGTGGCTTTTTTATTAAATATGTAAGAAACTTATTATGGTAAATAAGTACCATATTGGTTAAAGTTGTTTTTATAGGATATTTATAATATCCTTGTTAATTTAAAGGAGGATACATAAGTGGTAAATTTTTTTAAGAAAAGTTTGATTTATTTAGCGTTAATGCTGCTAGTACTAGTTAGCTTTAATGTTGAAAGTGCATCAGCAGCAGAAGTAATTGATTATGAAGAAGGAGTAACTAATTTAAATAATACTCCTGAAAATAGTGCAGTAATAGGTAGTCAAATTGTTAAACCAGAAATCGGTTGGAAGCGATACGATGGAAATAACCCTAAAATATTAATAGCTAATCCTTCAGATCATTATGATGTTTTAGTTAACGCGTATTATAACGGTATTTCATCTTTTTTTACTAAGAGCAGTACAGCAACTTTCTATTTCAGCGGCACTAAATTTAGGATTATTGGCGCTATTTTCTCTAAAAGAAGTGACACTATTGATGTAAGCATTGATGGACATTCAGCTGATATTTTTTCACAAAACATATCAAATCTAAATATAAATCAAACACAAAGATTAACTTATGAAAAAAACAGTTTATCTCAAGGTATTCATAAGGTAGTTATAAAAAACTTAAATATGTACGAACCATTTGAAATAGATGCAATAGATGTTGATGGATTTTTGCTATCTGAAAATGATGTACCAAGTACTGAATCTATTACATTAGATAAAAGTAATCTAGAATTGTTTGAGGGAGATTCCGCTAAGTTAACTGCAACAGCCACTCCAAACAGCGCAAATATTATTTGGACAAGTAGTGATAATAGTATTGCAACTGTAAGTCAAGACGGTCATGTAACTGCTATAAAGGAAGGGATAATAACTGTCACGGCACAATTAGCAAATACAAATTTAACTGCAAACTGCATTATAACTATTAAGAAGAATGGAAGTCTAGAAACTAAAACTATCACATTAGACAAGAATGCACTTGAACTACTAGAAGGTAATAAAGATAAATTAATTGCTACAGTCTTACCTGAAGACTCTTTGAATAAAAATGTAATTTGGTCAACAAGCGATGAATCAATAGTCAATGTAGACCAGAACGGTAATGTAACAGCAATTCGTGAAGGCGAAGCAATGATTACCGCTAAGGTCGAAAATACAGAATTATTTGCGACCGCTACAGTTATTGTTAAGAAACCAAACAATGAATCTTCAAGTGCAATTTTGAGTATTACTTTAGTAAACGGCATGACAAAAGAATATGATGTAACCAATGCTGTTTTAAACAATTACTTAAATTGGTTCGATACTGCAAAAGGTACTTCAACATTCAAATTCTCAAAAACAATTTCACCTTATAAAAAGGTAACAGAATACATCGTACATGATAAAATTGCTTCATTTGAAGTTAGAGAATATTAATCAAAAAAGCCCAGGTACTCACTTTTGAATGAGCGCCTGGGTTTTGCTGTTAAGCACTACGTTGAGCGATGATAATCTTCAATCCCTCAAAATCACCACTTGTCATAGTTCCATTATCGAATTTCTCCAACCAAGATTTATCAATCACCTTTTTGTCTACGGCTTGTTGAATGTAATCACGTACTGCAGCTTTTGCGGTTGTGCTAGTGAATTTCATAGTATCATCACCCTTTTCTGTATGTTGTGATTTTTCCTCTACAATAAGCTGCACTTTTACAGCACTACTTGTCGGTACTACAACTTGACCTTCGAGTTTATATCCAGCAGGCATTTTCCATGTCGTAGGAATTTCAAAATGGGGCGCATCATACTGATTAGCCGGCCAATATCCTCCCCATGTAATACCTAACTTTTTGGCGATAGTACCGACTTTCGATAACGTTGAAATGTCGTATAGATTTCTAGGAGGGGCTACAGCGATGTCCCAAGCTCTACGAGACGTATGATTACTGCTACGAGTCCATGTAACCAGTTGACCAGGACGTGTTCTACCTTGCTCGTACAGGTAGTTCTGACGTGCTTGGCTGCGGTATGTCTCTGTGATAAAAATAAAGTCAATGCCTGACTTGAAACACTCTTGAAAAAGCAATCGACAAGCTGTTTGAGCAGCTGCGGTTAATTCACTTAAATCACGACATGTAGTTGTTACGCTTGTCACTTCACATCTTCCTTTCGAGGTGCATCATATTTAAGCGCCTGTGTGCTGTCAGATGTACCAACAGTAGTTGGGTCAATAATAATACCAAGTAATCCTAAAATGCTTAGAATCGTCTCTGAAATAGCTGTAATTTGGTCATTGTAAATTGTAATATCGACATAAAAAATGCCTGCGATTTGATTCGCAAGCACAAGTAATAATGCAATTAATGATACCCAAAATTGCTTATGTTGAAGTCTTACTTTCCAGTTAATTTTCACATTGTCTACCTCCTAAAAGATGTGTTTTTCCATGCGATCCATACGGCCTTCAAGTGAAGTCAAACTTTTGCTGATTTCACGCATAGCATTGGCTTGTTCACCTTGTGCATCTGTTAACGTCTCTAAGTTTTTCATTAGTCGTTCCTCACGTTTGTTGGAATTCCAAAACACATAAACGACTAAGCAAATACATAAAATCGACCATACAACTTGGGAATTTGCAACGTTACTGGCTGCTGTTACAGTTGTTACAATGTCCATTTAATCACCGTTCCTTTCACTTTTCTGTAATATAAAAGCCCTCCACAATTATCTGCGGAAGGCTCAATTACTTATGTTTTAATTTATATTAATTGTTCAAAATCACTGATAAATTTTTCTACTTCATCTACATATAAACTAGCTAATGCAACAAGAGTTTTATCTCTATATTCAGGCGTATCAAACTGCCCTTCAAAGATATAATAATATTCGTTTTTTGAGAAAGGGCCAATCTCTTCAGTATCTTCATCTTCCTCTAAAGTATCTGCTTCGCTTTCCCCATTTGATACTGTTATGGATACCGTTAAAAAATTTTGTCCTGCATTTGAAGTTCTTACAGGTTTTGCATGTATATTTTCATTCCTTAAATCTGTAAACACACCTTTATACTTAAGGTTAGAGATTAATGAATCATATGCTTGCTTTTTATGTTCAAGTGCATACTGTGTCACAATTCTAATACTTGTTAAAAATGAACTAAAAGCATATGTGAATTCTTGCTTTGTACCTGTAGCTTGGGAATTTTCCATGTTTTTTAAATTGTATTTTGCTTCGTCTAATTTTTCTCTCATATCATCTATAATTGTCAATGTCCTAAAACCTCCCTTATTAATTTAATGATATGCTTTTTGAATATAAAAAACCTTAATAACTTTTTGAGTAAAACTATATAACTTGTAGCAATTATCTCCTAACTTCCCCGCTAATTTGACTCAATTCTTGTTTGATCTTTTGAATCAAAGTAGGTCTATCATTACCAAAAGTTGCTTCTATACTAAAGCCACTTGTTTCATAATTTTCTTGAATATCTGTGATACGTGCATCCATTGTAATTCCCCAATTCACGTTTTGAATTGTTGTTACATCACCAAGATCATAATCACGTTGGTAAATAAAAGGACTATTCGTCAATATTTGCCCTTCTAAATATTCCTCTTGCATCAACTCATGAAGCTGTTGTAGCCCTCTATCAGTAAGCGATTGAATAATCTGTTGTTCTGGTAATGGTTGATCATCATCATCAGTTTCGGATACATCCCTGGCATCTATAAAAATTTCATGTCGATTGATTCCTAAGAAGTTGCCAACCTCAATCACTCGTCTATCTACACCTTCACCTTGCCCAGCTACAATTGCAACATTCTTATAGTTAAGTTCACTTTGCGTATACTGTAAAGATTTCAACGAATCAAACTGTGGAGAAAAAATCACAGGTGGATTAACTGATTGTCCAGATATTAAGCTCTTGCCCTCCACAACATCAAAGACCCACTTCTTATTTCTTATATCTAGTGTGACATCCCAACCTAGACCACTGGCAATTGATAACGTACTCACTTCTTCGGCTACATTTTTAAATCGCGATGAATAAGTAGTATGGGCACCTCTCTGTAAATCAGGAGCTATAACAAGTTGAGGTATTTTACGCCTTGAATCAACTGGATTCACTAAATTATTATTAACGTAATGTTTCATAATCGTTTCGGAACTACCCGACTTGTAATCATACGCTGTATGAGTTGGTGGCATTGTAATTCGCTGTGCAATGATTGACTTCAAAGCATAACCCTTAATAAGCCAGTTCTCTGTAATCTTACCGTTTTCATCAAGCTCGATTTCTCGATGCTTAATAATAAAAACCTTATTCAAATCAGTACCGATAAGAATAAGGTTATCTTTTAATAATGTATTTGCGTATTTCATGTGGCGATTAATTCGTAACTCAATAGCACCTATACCATGCCATGAACGATTAAAAAACATGGACTCATAGTTATCGATTTCAGCTAAGATGTCCATGTTTAAGGATAATATTCGTATTGGTTTTTTCATGGTTATTCACCTTGTTTAGCGTTTGCAATTTGTTCGATATCTGCTCTATAAGCATAAATTTGTGCAAGTACGAGGTTTTCATTTTCTTCGGATAGTTTATAGCTGTTTAAAACTTCTTGTATATCCGTTTCGCCTCTTGTGTAACGTGTAATACATGCGTTTGCAATAATTCTAACTTTGTAATCAGCTAATATCATCTCCGCCAACTCCTTTTATTTAAAGTACGATTAATTCAGCAATCATTAGTTCTAAATCTGCTATACGTTGGCTCATTTTATCTACATATACATACTGGTCTTTTATATCAACGACCTCTGGAACTTCATCACCAACTACATAGGCATTTCCTGCTGCATCCTTCATTGAGTAAATTCGATGTGTATGATTTCCAATCTCCTCACCGTCATCATTTAGGATTTTCTCCACAACAATCTCCATATCTAGCGTGAGATCTTCTGTGATGATTACACCAACTTCTTCATCTCTCCATCCTTCCACATAACCGCCAGCATATTCTAATCTGTTGCCATTTAACACAACTATATTGTCGTGAAAGTCATGGATAGTGTTGCTTTCTTTAAGATATAAAATTGCTACTGCCATCATTGAGCCTCCTTCCTTATAGAATCTGACCACCATTGAGGGCTCTTGTTGGTGTCGTACCCGTGATTGACGATGCCCTTCTCCTACATATTGATAATTCTACATCGATCCCAATTTTGTTACCCGAACCAGACACTGTATCTAGTACAACATTTGACCCATTATCTAGTTTGATTCCAGCACCAGATGTCTTGCTACTGTAAGTAGACATAGAAATCATACCAGATGATGCCAAGCAGTAGACCCCGTGACCATCTGTTCCATATGGGCTGTTGACATTTTGTATAGAAAATTTATTTACTACTCGTAAATCAAGACCCATTACGGCATTTAAGTCCCTTAATTGTAGATTGTCAATATGAGAGAACATAACCCAGTCTATCACTGTAGTTGCCCCAGCGCCTCTTATAGTAAGAAGCCCGCCTCTATAATTAGAGAGGTTTAGGGTCGAATACGTACCTGCGGCTAGTGTTAGAGTCGTTTCATATCCTGACAATCTAGGTAATTTGCCCAATGCATACCCTAGGGTCTTATATGCATTGGCTCCATCTGACCACCCTTTACCGTCTTCGTCTACGCCATTCACTGGATCGACATAGATGTTGTATAGAGTATCAGTTACCCTAGTCCATGGGTTCCAGTTACCATTGGAGAATCCTTGTCTGAACCATGTAACTTCTGGTTTGTTTGAAGAACGGGCGAATTGAGTGACCGAGCCCTCATTATATCCACTCCATGCTATAACTTCTACTAGATATGAGGCTGGTCCTGTTGGCGGTAGATTTTTTGCTCCCCACGCTTGCGATCCGTTGTACCACCCAGATTTCCTTAAAAGATTGTAATCGCCTAGATATTCTGTGGATTTGCCATTCGATAGCATCTGTGAATTCACTAAATCCTCTAATGCGTCATCATTGAAGTTAGGCAGGATATTCGATCCAGCCCATGGACAGATGATATCTTGACCACGTTCATCAGTAACTGCATTAGCAGCAATAAACGTTTGCCCTCCGACTACTTTTACTTGTGCCAATGAGATTTCATATAGGTTAGGCGTTTGTGTTAAAGCTGGTGGTACTGGATTAGTACTTGGTACTCCTTTTTTGATAAATGCTTTTACATACCTTGCTTCGGTGCTTAAATCCATACGAATAACGATACGGTCAATACGGCTATTTCCTAATGTTTCAGTATCATGAGTCAACTCCTTGAAACTATCGTTTTCGTAATATCGACCACGTAAAAACGCAATACCTGTATCAATTTTGGTAATCATGTTTGACCCATTTGCAGTTACCACAAGTTGATTGCCAGCACCTTTCATCAGCCCTGTCGTAACCAATGCCTTAAAGTAATCCGTAAACTCTTGTGCATCATATTCTCGATCATAAGTGACTCCATCTTCTTGTAATACCGCATCAAAAAATCTAAATTTTTCAGTCATTTATTTCACTTCCTTTTATACGCTTAAATAGCGATGCTTGTACTCAACATATACTTCTGGATTGCCGCCCTCTGTGATAAAGCCAAATTTTGTTTCTCCGACTTCTAGCGAGAAGAATGTAGACTCTAAATCAATGTAATGAAACGCATTTTCCACAACACCATCAGGTGCTACAATTTCAACTCTCTTATTACCAAAAGAAGTATCTAATACTAACTTATATCCCGGTGGTATTGTTCGATTTACCTTTATGAACTCGCCTGTTGTTACATTAGTGATCTTTGGATTTACGGCTGCACCTCTAAATTCCACAATAATTGGAGTTGGTATGTCGCCTTTGTTTATTAGGATACGAGAATCACCCCTTGTAGCAAAACGGACAGGGAAACGGAACTTAAAACGAAAATTACCTACGAAATCTTCCAGCTTGTAGTTCTCTGTAAAAATGTCTCTCCAATAAGGATCAGGAGCAATTAAATTGATTGCTGTTCGCTGAAACCATTTACCTTTAGCGTCACCTACTGGAAACGCTGGGGAGCCATCCACAACTACTTCAATCTCTCTCTCGGTTTGGCCGTTGCTATATACTAATTTACCTTTGCCTATCTTCGGATTAAAAACACTACTTATTTGATGTCGCAAACTGTTTAAGTCATCACGGTTTTCAGCAATTAAACTGACATTCAGTGTTAATGAGCGTGTTGCTAATAAACTATCTACATAAGTAGCGCCATCTTGATAAGGCGCAGTTTGCATTTGTACATCTGCGTCAACCTCACCTCTGCCCTCCACCGACTCTAATAGAAAAGGCGACCGATTTGTTAACTCAACCGACTGCCCTTTTGCATTAGTAAATATCACTTTTTCTGCTGTCAATTACACCACTCCCCACTCCATTGCCAATTGACGTTGTGTTTGTACTGCTTTTCGTGCTAATTCGCTAGGTGAAGCGTTTGGCACTTGGTTGATTATCGTAATGCTTGGTTGCATATACTTTGAGTTATCAATAGTTGAAGTTGTATTAGTAGCTATACTTGCTCTAGCATTACGCGTTGACTTTTCAGCACTACTTGCAAGTGAGCCATATACATTATTCATAGCTTGTTGCAATCTACTTTGTGATTGTTCCATTCCCTTAATTAGGCCTTCATTTATATTTACACCAAAGCCCATTGTTACTCTTGAAGGACTGTGGATGTCCAACGCTGATTGAATAGTCTTTTTAACTGAATTAGCAATATCTAAAGCCTTACTTTTAATCGCATTAGATGTAGAGGATAATCCTTGTAACAAACCATTTCCTGCATCTCTACCAATTTGTTCTAAACTAGATAATTCTGTAGAAGTATCTGTTGTAATGGACTTGATCTTTGTATTCCATTCTCTTTGTAAAGTATCTAATTGTTTATTAGCATTTTCTCGTAAACCTTTGATTTGTTTTTCAGTATCGTTTTTCATGCCAATGTGTTCTTTTTCGGCTACTTCTCTGGCCCATTTTGACTTAGTTCGATACAACTCACTGTATTGAGTAAGTTGCGAATCGGTCATGCTGTTTAAAGCTACAATTTCTGCTAATGCATTAGGACCCATTTCACGAAGTTCTGCCAGTAAACCATCATCTATCGCTCTAGTTGCTAATTGTTCAATCTCTCTTTGCCAACCTTCAAAATGAACAATTTGAGTTTGTAGATTTTTCATAAGCTCATCACCAGTTCGACTTAAATCTACTGTAAATTCTTCAAAAAGTCCCTTTGTATTTTTTAAGGAATTTTCACGTTTAGAAACGGCATCTTCATAGGCTTTATTTAATGTTTCTTCACTTTTGATTAAGTCCTCATTAATCTTCATGACTTGACCTGAATATTCAGCATTGATAGATGTAATTTCTTTATTAACAGCTTCAACTGCCTTTTTATACTCTTGTTGGGCCTTAATACGCTCTGTTGTGCCTTCTGAAAACAATTCCATAGACTGTTCCCAAATGCTTGCTTCATCCAATATGGACATCTGATCTAAAGACTTTTTATCATCTATATATTTCTTGATGACTTCTAAATATTCTTTTTCTGATTTTTCAACGAGTGCCATGTACTTTTTATTGAAATCTTGATCTGCTTTAAGTTTTGAATCCTTATATGAAGCTTCTAACATAGCAATTTCTTGTTGTTCTTTTTGAGTCAAAGCACGTTTTTTCTTAGCTGCATTGTTTTGGATTTTATAGATTTTTTCTAACGTCTTATCGTTCTTATCCTCATTCTTTTTATTAAATTCATCAATAAGATTTGAGTACTCTTTCTGATAAGCTTTAGAAACATCTAAGATACCATTACCGATATTCTCCATAGCTTGATTCACCTTAGGAGATGATTGATCTAGACCTATCACCATACCTTCACCAGTCCATAGACCAATTTGCTTGAATACTCGCGAAGGTGAATGAATACCTAGTAATTTTTTCGCTGTATTCACTACGCCATCCACAACACCAGTAATTGCCTCAAGGGCATTCGCTGCCATGGCTGATATACCTTTGATAAGACCGTTAATAATGTCCTTACCGATTGAAATAAATTGAGCCGGTAACAATTTTACTTTCTCTACCATTCCATCCTTTAATTCATTCATTTTGTTAACTACATTAGTTTTCATTGTAGAAATTGTATTAACAAAATTAGTACCAAGATTTTTAACGAAATTAATTACTGAAGTAACCATGTTAGAAACAATTGTCTTTGCTGAATTTCCTAAATTAGTGAAGAACGAAACTGAACTAGTCCAAGTATTTTTAACTGAATTTATTGCGTTTGTAGCTAGATTTTTAAAGAAATTAATAACACCTGATGCGAATCCAGATACTGTGGAAGACACCTGCGAACCCATTGAGGTAAAGAATTTTGCTATGTCATCCCACATGCCTTTTAATAAGCTAACACCTGTTTTAGCAAGGTTAGTGACAATTGTTTTTATTCCACCAAAGAATGACAGTGTCATCCATCCTACGATTAGATCAATAGCTCCGCTAAATATCTGTTTAACGCCTTCCCACATCTTGCTGAAGTCACCTGTAAAAAGACCAGTGAATACTTTAATAGCGCCCATAATGACGTTTAAGGCACCATCTATGACTTGTTTAATGGCATTCCACACTGTTTCGATGATGAGCTTCACAGCTGGCATAACAAACTCTATAACAGCCTTTATGCCATTAAAGATATTCTGAACTGCCTGTAAAATTTGAGCACCTTCAGTGTCCCAAAACTGTTTGATTTGTGCTATTTTTTCTCCAATAAAAGAAGCCACTGTTTCAAATACAGTGACTGCAACATCCCTAATTGCCTGGAATACATTATTTACATTTTCCCTAAATGTCTCAGAATTTTGATAGGCAGCCACAAGGGCGACACCCAGTCCCACTATCGCGGCTACTACTAAAGTAATCGGAGAAGCTATAGCGCCAATTATTGCTGCTAATGCGGGCCACGCGGTGACGAGTCCACCAATGGCAGGCATTAATACTGTAAATGCACCTGCTAGTATTCCAATCATAGCAACTATTGAGACAATCGCTGCTGCTAATTCTTTATTCTCACTTACCCATTTGGCAATTTCGCCAATAAATTGTCCTATTACTTTTAAAATCGGCTCTAATGCTATCTTAATATTCCCTAGTGCAACGGATAGTTGATATGCTGGGTCTGACTCCAATTTTGAGGTATCATTAGTTAGTTCTTTAGTATTTTGTGCTGCTGTCCTGATATGCTCATTCATACCTTGAATAGTTTGTGAAATTTTGCCGCCTTGCTCTTCCCAAAGCGTGCCATACATTTTTACGCCTATTTCGTTACGTTTAGTATCATCGTCAATTAACGAAAGTGCTAGGTTCATTTCTTGCATAGCTTTAACACCATCTTGACCGCCTGTAGCTACTGCCTGACCCCACTTTTCTAATTGTTGAGCACTGATATTTGTACCTTTTATTGCATCTTGCATAGACTTATCAATACCTTGACCGAATTCAGCAGCGACAATACGCCCTTCCTTCAAACCATCCATTAGTATGTCAATATTCCAAGTTCCTGTGTCAACTCCTGCAGCCATTATTCCATGAATCTGTTCAGCAGTGTATCCAGCCATTTTTAATTGGCTTCCGTACTCTGCGATAATATCTAATTGTTCTGGTGGAAAACCAACATCAAGCAAGCCATTTACAAGCCCTAGTGCTTCCTTTTGAGAGATACCAATTTCTTTTCCAATTTCATGTGATTCTTGAATCAATTCTTTGAAGTCTATTTCCTTGTAAGCATACGCGATAGTAGCTGCACCTTTGATAATCTCTTGGTTGGTTTCCATAGAAGCATCTTTATTAAGTGCTATTTGTCTACGAACGCCCTCATAGGCAGCTTCTTCATCTCCTATTGCGGCTGTCGTTTCCATAATTGATTGACGTACTGCTTGTTTATCTTCTTCATTGAGATTCATGGAAATGTCTATTTGAGTGTTTAAACTTGATACATCTAACGCCTTTTCAATTGCTAGGGCAATTCCTCCGCCTGCTGCTAATCCTGCCGCAACACCAGATAATTCTTGACCAAATCCATTAACAGCTTCTTCAGCTTGATTAGCTTCTTGAGTGATCCTTGCTAAGTCTTGTCTTACTCCGTTTAAATCTGCGCCCTCTGCTGCTCTACGTAACGCTGCTCGCATCTCGTCAATATCAGCACCAGCACCCAAGGCATGTTGACCCATTAAACGCAAAGCGCGATTCATTTGGTCCGTTGTGGCCGAACCATCACGAATTGCATTGGTTAAGCGCGTACCTAATAAATCGGCAAATTGGTTAACATCAGTGCCAGTGGCTTGGAAAAACGCTGATAATTCGCCAGTAGTACGCGCCAATCGGTCTTGTTCGTTAGATGTACTAGCCATTTGTGCATTGTATCTTTGCAACTGGGCTTCGGTAGTTGCCAGTTCCCGCTGAAATGCTCGATATTGTTCTGCTCCAATATCCCCGTTACGAAACTGTGCTTCAACTTCTGCCTGTGCATTTTTTAAAACGTCCAGTTTTTCGCTAGTGTTTTGAATTTGTACGGCTAAAAGCTGCTGTTTTTGTGCGATCAGTTCAGTGTTGCCAGGGTCAAACTTTAACGCTCGTTCAACTTCCCTTAATTCGCTAGTAACTTTACTGCTTTCTTTATTAACGCCTTTTAAGGCATCTGTTAGCCCTGTTGTGTCACCGTTTAACTCAATAGTAATACCTTTAATTCGACTGTCTGCCAT